TTGTAAAACAGATTGAACAAGCTGTTGATGATCATTATGTCCGTGCTGAAAAGCTTCTTGAATCCAGTGGAATTTCAGAAGAAGAATTTAAAAAATCGGATCAAACCGTTAGGGAAGCAGTGGAATCAATTCGACCAAAACAGGGAGATATTATTGTTGATCAACTTATCTTCCGACTTGGAAAAGGGTCTGAGAAAGTAATGTTCAGGATTGGAAGAAGTAAGGCACTTTTGGGGGAATTTATCTCAAATCTTGCCAATGACCCTTCAGGACTGAACGCTGCTACCTTTCTCGGTGAACAAAAAGCACGATTAACAGGCCCCACAAGGAAATCGTCTAATGCTCCGCCTCCTGATACTCAGATTAATGGAGATGAGCCGGGAGGACAGAAAGAGCGTCTCCTTAAAAAGCGTTATCAGGAAGCTCATAAAAAAGGGAAAGGGCAGGAAGCCTGGAACGCCAAAAAAGAGGCAAAAAAAGCGGGCATTGATGTCTCTAAGTGGTAAGCCATATAAGGAGATAAAAAAATGGCTGTAACAACTGGAAAAGTAGCAGAGGTAATGCTTGAAAAAGCGATTGAGACTTACGAGTCTCAACAGGATTTATTGCCTCTCGTAACATTAGAGGAACCCCCTTCCGGTGCTCTTCAAAATGCCGGAAACTGGATATGGAGACCTGTCCAGCAACATGCTCCGGTGATTGTAGGATGGGATTTGTCAGATGAAGAAACCGGGATTATTGAGGAAACATATCCGGCTGTACTTGGGACCCCGACGAATGATTTTGTCAAGGTTCGGGCTGATGATATGCGTGATATGAGATTTTGGGAAAGACGCGCTGTTCAGTCAGGGCGAAGGCAGGCAAGTTATCTGAATACTGCCATAGCGACAGCTATCATGAATCAGGGATCATTATTTTATCGGTCGAACGCCACCAGCGGTTATGATTTTGTATCCCAGGCCCAAGCTATCATGAATGAGCGTCAGGGTTTGGATAATGGGAGATCATACAATATCAATGACCGGGATATGCTAACCTTCGGAAGCGATTTGGCGGCCCGTCAGACCTTACAGGGAAGACCTGCCGAAACGTGGGCGAACGGGCAAATTGGCCGAAACGTGGCGGGATTCGATCTTTATACAGGATCTTTTCTTCCAAACCTGGATGGCGGGGCAGATCCGGCTACCACTGTTACGGGAGATCACACTTTTGGCCCTGAAGCCGGAAGCATTTCAATCACGGGGGTCGTGACGAATGTCGATTACCGGGTTGCTTCTATTATCGTGGCCGATTCATCCGGCTATACGGTAGGGGATAAGATTTACTTTGCAAATGCCGCTGTCCCTGTGTATGCCATTGGATTGGACGATAAGACCAACACAGGCCAGGCCATGACTTTTACCGTTGTCGAGGTCACTGATGCGACACATATCAAGGTTTATCCTAAACCTATTGCGGTAAATGATGCCAACCTGTCAGTTTTGGAACAGGCATATGCCAACATAAATACCCAGATCCTCAATGCTGCAACGGTAAACCGATTAAATATTGATGCATCGAACAAAGTGAATCTGTTTTTCGATAAAGTTGCCATTGAAGTGATGGGTGGGCAAATCCCGGCTGAATTGTTCAAGACCTATGACGGGATGAAGGTTATATCAGAAAGCATGAAAAATGGCCTTTCCATGTATATGGTTTATGATGGCGATATCGCCACTCTGACATTCAGGTACAGGCTTTTCACCTGGTATGGGATAACAGTTGCGAATCCCTCACAATGCGGAGTCGCAGTTTCTTATTAATTTACTTTGAGGGGATTTCGGTCCCCTCATAGGACAAAGGAGAAAAAACAATGTCAAGAATTTTGCGTTTAGGAGAATTTTATCATCAACAGGATTCTGATGCTACTGAGGATCTTGGAACCACTGTTGCTGCTGATGTCCTTGCAATCCCGGTTACTCATGCTTATGTAGCCAAGACGACCGGGGGGGATGCAGAGGCATTGACTCTTGCAAACGGGAAACCGGGGCAGGTGCTCGTTATTTACCTTGCGACTGATGGCAACGGGGACGGAACCCTTACTCCGGCGACTGCTACCGGATGGGCAACCATCGTTTTTGCCGATGCTGGAGATCAAGCGGTATTGTATTATGTTGATGATAGTGCAGGTTGGAGGATCTGGAGCCTTACTGGAAAAGCAGGGCCTCCTGTCCATACCTAAAAACATTAACCCTATTTCTCTGGGCGAGGCAGCGACCTCGCCCTGAACAAGGAGAAAAATTATGTCTGATGGATCAAGAGATTTTTTTCATACAGGTTTGGATGTTTCAAGGAGCCAGTTAGCCGCTCTTCAAAATGGCTGGAATGGTGCCTTGGGTTTCGCGGGAAACAGTGTAGTTGCCCTTAACGGTAATACATATTATGTGGATGCTTCAAGACCGGATGACGTCTCTGATGGCAAGTCATGGGATAGAGCCTTTAAGACTATCACCAAAGCTCTTACAGTTGCTATAATGAGAAATGATGTCATCATAGTAGCTCCTGGAGATTATGACGAGGGTGCTACACTTAATATTACAACTCAGGGATTGACGATTAAAGGTTCTGACCCGAGTGGTGGATGGCATAACCGGGCCATGATTATGGATGGTGCGGGTGCAGGGTATCACCTAATGACGATCAACGCTCATGAGGTAACTATTCAAGGTATTGGTTTCTCTGCCGTTGCCGATAACTATGATGCCATTCGAGTTGCTACAACTGCATCAAGTTATAAGGTTGCCATCAAAAATTGTCGTTTTGATGGTTGGTCTGGTGAGTATGGTATTTACGCTGATGGTGCTTTTGATGCTCCTGATTTGGCTATTCTGAATAACCATTTCAGAAGTTGGAATACCGCATCTATCAGAGTAAATACTACTCGAGCTTTGGTTGCAGGAAATATCATTTATGTGTTAGCTGCAACTTCTGGCATTCAACATGTTCCTACTGGTGGTAATAGACCTGATACGGCTATCCTTGACAATTCTATTTATGGTGCAAATAGCACTGATATTGGTATTGAAATTGTTGGTACACCTACTGAAGCTCTTTTCCATTTGTCCGGCAATCGTGTTGAAAACTGTGCTACTCCGGTTACTTTGGCTAAGTATACCAATTGGTATCTCGATAACTTCTGGGGTAGAGAAGATTGGCGGTATCAACGAGAAACGTGTCGAGGCATAGCCAATGAGAATAAAGCGGACGGGAATCTTTTCTATGTGGACCTGAATGTTGCTACTACAGGTCTTGATGGAAAATGCTGGGCATCAGCTTATCAAACTTTAGCCGAAGCAATTGCTGTTTGTGCTACTGATATTGCAGCTAACCGGAACTGGGCAAGACGCAATACCATCTTTGTTATTGGTGATGAACTTCATGAAGATATCACTGTTCTCTCCGAGAAAACTGATATCGTTGGCATGGGTACAGACCTTAGTTCATATCCACGTTTTATGCACTCATGGGCTATTGCGGCTGGTGTTAAAGGTGCAAGATTTTTTAACCTTGGATTTATGAATGATGCCGCAGATGCAGCAGTTGCACTTCCTGCTGGTTCTCATGGTAATGAATTTCACAATTGCCATTTCAAGCGAGAAGCTGGTGGAACTCATGGATTAACAATTGTTACTTCTGCAAATATTAAAATTATTGATTGTGAGTTTTTACCTGATGGTGCTGCGGGGTTGTATACTTCTGCCATCAGTCTTTTAACCGGGGCCTTCGATAGTGCTGAAATCAGGGGTAATTATATTGAAGGAGCAATCGGTGTTACTATTGCTGTTGCCGGATTTGGATCAAAACTCACTAATAATCAAATTAGGGCTTCTGGTAGAGTGGTGGTTGATACTGGTTTAACAACTTATTTATTTGATAATGATATGATATCAGCCGCGGTCTGTACCGATGCAAACTGGAGCGGAGCAATAACAGCCAATCCTTTACTATCTGCCGGTAATTGGCTGTCTTGTGCTAATGCAAATGGTCCATATCCGAATCTAACTGTGGCAGCGTAAATTAATCTTTAAACTAACCCCACCCTTAACCGGGTGGGGACTTAAAAAAAGGGGAATTAAAATGCAAATAATAACTCAAGAGGTTCCTCCATTTCCTGGAAGAAAAGAGTATACGGGAGATACTGTTTTCAGTATGTCAGAGAAAAAGAAACTAATAATTGATACTACTGGCGAAGATGGTAAGATTCTTGAAATAAAGGTTCCTGATGGTAAATCATGGAAAGTATCTATTAAAGTCAATATCATAGAAACTTGATAGGAACAGGAAATGGCTAATACCATAAAAACCACGAATAGAACCATTGAAATCAGCGATATTGACTCTGACTACATGATGAATCAGGAACTCAACGTTCAATCTGTTGTTTTCATTCCTGGTGCAGCAAGTGATAAAGTCTTTATTGTTGAAAACAGTGAAGAAGATATTGACCCGACCAAGGTTGCTTTTGTATCTGGTGATGGTGAGCCGAGAGGGTGGTTTTTTGGTAATCAACGTCTTCA